CTTAATGTGTTCTTCAATGAAATCAATCTCACGAGTCCACTCTCTTGAATCGGTTGATAGTGTATGTGCGATTCTATCGACTTTGAGTTGAGTGAGTGCATTTATAGCACCTTTATGTTCTGCCTCTGCTTCTCTTTTAGCGATTAAATGGGCGATTTCTGCCATAGCTTTATCTATAATTTCAGGTCGCATAGGTGGATAATAGCTAGCATAATCGTTCCCAAGCTTTTCTAGCATGGCTCTTAAATCTTCTATCTCAGGTATTGATTGGCTCATAATATCTCCTTTATGACCGATGTGGGGACGGCTTCGACTACTTCGTTTGGATATATGCCTTCGTTAGAACCGTTGGAAAGTTCAAACTCCTGCGCCCGCCCCTCCAAACTCTTTACTAGTTGAGCTTTGGCTTCTTGTATGACCTCGTCTGTATGTTCTGGATTATCACTAATTAAAATCCCGTAAGTTACGTCTTGTAGGTTTTTTAGAATTGATGTCCACTCTTCCGATAGGTTAGGTATTGATTGAGGCATTAGAGGTGACCTTTCCGAATTTCAATCTGTTGCTTGAACTCTCTTATTAAACTACCGTCTCCATCGTATCGCCCAAGTAAATCAATAGCCGCCTGTTCTGTGGCGTAAGCAAGTTCCTTAGCTCTTTTAGCTTCATTTTCGGCATCTCGCATCCTTGCACTCAAGTAGAGCATTCCATCGCCTTTACGAGCCTTTGGGTATCTTTTAATACCAAAGAAGTTAGTTGTTGATTCTTCGTCAAACTCAGCTCGTAAACTGTCTAAAATATATCCCATAGCTATTTTCTCCCCCTTGTATCTAAAAGGTCGGCTGGTCTTTTCCAGATAGTTACCTTAAACACTTTACCGCCAGCTTTCTCGTAAGCCTGTTTTATTGTATTTTCAAATTCTGCTAGGGGTTTATTAGTAGATGATTTAAACGAAATATTGTCTGTGACAACCGCCCATTTCCCGCTAAAGTCGCAATTATTCATAAACTCAGATACTTCTCTCCCTAGAGGCTTTTGATGTTCAACCGTACCTTGATACTCATATAGCTTATCCATCACGCCCCCTCACCCTTATCTAAAAGGTTAGGGGCTAATCCCAATTTCTCCTTAATCTCCTGCTTTAATGCGATTACACCTTTCATGGCGTGGCTATATCCACTAGCAAAGTTATCTTGTCCACCACTATATTCAACGAATGCACCGGGCGGAAATACTTTGTTAATAGCTTCTTCCAGTAACGGTTCTAGGTGGCTCTTTGGAATGTAATTGGCTAGGATGGCTTGTTTGGCTTCTTTTAGTAAATTAACAACAGCGTGTTTATCACCAAGTTTTATAAAGTCTTGATATTCAGGATAGCGTTCAGCAAAGCCGACTAATATCTCATCTAATTTATCTGGTAGGGGTGGTCTACCTGACTCTGAGGGTGAGAATTTACTGCTTGGACTTCTGCCTGTGGTCATTTCCGCCCCCTTATAGTTTGTTTGTAGGGCATGAAGGGGCGACTAGCGTCGCATAAACTGCGGTCTTCCTCCCACTCGTGGATTAGAGTGCCGTCATCGTCGTACTCACGCCAACTCATTGTTCTCTTCCCATACTTTCATGTAGTGGCATAGTTTATCGGTATAATCAGTTAAACTCTGAATTAATCGCATATTCTCCGGTGTTGGTTCTAGCTTTTCGACTGTTTCTAACACTTTATTCATAGCTGTGTTCACGTCCTCCACCGCCCATTTAAGCCTTAGTTCTCTAGCATCTAGCATAACACTATCATTACTATAAGTCATGCTAAAAAACTCTCCTCAATTATTCCACCGCAATTACTACAGGCGATATGGTCGCTTTCATCATCCCACACCGCCACCGGATGCTCACAGGTACACGGGAACGCCACTAATTCAGTACTCATTTAACCCCCTGTTACGTTAATAGTATGGTCATTGGGTGGTATAACAAACCAATTAGGCTCCAACACGAACATCACGAACAGCGCCAATGCTAAAAACCATATCAAATACCAGCCCACACTAACTCTTTTGCTTCTATAAGTTCTCACTCCCTCAATAAACACTACTTTACCCACATCTCCTATCTTTCACTCGCTTTTATTAGTTATATTCAGTCAAAAACCGCCCCAAAACTCCAAACCCCTACCTAAGTCCAGCGATAGCACTAGACAACAGGTCTGCTATTAACGGCAAAACGCCAATTAATGCTAAGAACTGTACGATACAAGCAGTAACCAATAGGCTAATCTTGTGTCGTTTAACTAAATGCCAAACTATCGCAAAGCTAGACATCTGATTAATATCAGTACTCTTAAGCTTTTTCTCGATACGCTTTACCTGAGCCGCCTTTTTGATTCGGTTGCTAGATATAGCTGTTTCTTCGTATTGCATATATTATCCTTTCTTTTGCTATTTAATTTGGTGTTTGGGCCAGCCTTAGCAAAAAGGGCTTAACTCAGCCAAACCGGCCCAAACTTGAACCTACAATGTCGATTAGGGAATTGTAGGCCCACCCAAAAGCCTATTAAAGGCTCTCAGGCGGTTATTTACTCGTATCGCACTCGTACCAGAACACTGTACCAGTTGGATTGCTTAACTTCTCACAACCGGCTTTATAGTCTCTAACACCTACCCACTGACCAAACAAAACGCCAATGAACAGGGCTAGAACGATTACTAATACTTTAGTGTTTAACATTATTGCTCCTTCTTAAATATCTTGAGAGTGTTTGGGCTAATTGACTTGTGGCGGTTGCTGTCCGTTATGGGATAAGCTGTTGCCGGTCTTTCGCCCCACCCTGCTTACTGATGTACTGCCAACCGATTGATTCAATTGACTAACTACAGTGTAGCAGTGTTACGCTTATATGTCAACACTAAGTTACGCTAAAACTGTGTATAACTCGCCACCTAAGGTGTTATAATGTCCTTATGACTAATCGTAAATCCACATTAACACCAGCTAAGAAGAAGTTCGCCGAAGTTTACGCCAAAACAGATAACGCCACCAAAGCCGTCCAAACAGCCTTTAAAGAGAATAATTACAGCCCAGAAGTAGCTAGAGTTAAGGGATCACGTTTGTTAACGAATGATAACGTAAGTAATGAAATCGAAGCCCAAAAGCTAAAGATGGAGAAAATCGCCAATAAAGCGGTTGAGCGGATCGCCCAATTAACAGAGAGCGATAACGAACAAATCGCCACCACAAACGCATGGAAAGTATACGAACAAGTACATGGCAAGGCTTTATCACGAAATGTCAGTTTAACCGCCACCACCTCTATAGAAGACGCCCTAGCAGAACTATAACCTTACCAAACGCCGCCCCTACAGAACCTTTATTAAAAGCAGAAGCTAACAGTTTATAACACCAATATTGCCCAATTCTAAGCCTGTATAACACACTTAACAGATACAAATACCCATACATACACCCAATACACGTAACACCAACGTCGCACATTACACATTGTACGACCCACTCCACCCCTGTTATTACATACACCCTAACACCTATACACTACATATAGCGTATACATATACATCACACCATCCTTGATACATATATATACCTACATCACCACTACTTTTAACAGGGGTAGATGGGGCCGGTGCGTTGCCCAAGGCCACCGGTATTTTTATGAGGGCCAGCGGAGCGACTGCATGTTTAACAAGAGGCGTAACTATTGACCTATTATGGAATGAGCATATAATAACAGATATGAAGATCAAGAGTATTGTACTTACAGACGAACTAGCTAAGGAGTTAGAGAGTTATCCTAACCAATCAGAAGTCATCAGAACCGCACTTCAGTTGTATAATGGGCATATAACACCAGAGGTACTGAACGGTTTACGACTTGCTTACGAGAAACTCAATAATAGGCTTGCTAACATAGAAACTGCTATGGATAAGATCGCTCAGGCAGGCAACATAAGCCTAGACCGACATTCTGAGTGGGGCGCATAAGGGCGCATAGTATACTTCCTTAATGGACCAGGCAGCGCAACAGGCACAACAAGAAGCCCAAATAAAAAAAATTCGTTTAATAGCGCAGGACTTTTATCGTTACTGTGAGTTGAATCTCAAGATTAGGACTAAGGATGGGCGGGTTACGACTCTTAAACCCAATTATATCCAACGTATTCTCGTAGACCGGGTACTCGATAAACTGGACAAGGAAGAACCGATTAGATTCGTTATCTTAAAGGCTCGTCAGCAGGGCGTTTCCACCATCGTAGAAGCCCTCATTTATTGGTGGACTGTGACTCATAAAGGCCAGCAAAGCAAAATAATCGCCCATAACACCGATACGTCTGAATACCTTTACTCGATGTTCCGAACCTTTTATGACAATTCTAACCCGATCTTCCAACCAACAACGAAATACAATACCAGAAACGATCTGACCTTCGATAACGAAGAAGCACCGCATAAAGGACTTAAGAGCCAAATCGACACCGCTACGGCCGAGAACTCCGGAACCGGAAGAGGCCAAACCGTCCAATGGTTACATGCTTCCGAGGTCGCCCTTTGGCCAAAAGGACAGGAGATCGTGGCCGGGTTGATGCAAGCCGTCCCTCTTCTGCCTAACACCGCTATCTTTCTAGAGAGCACTGCTAATGGAATAGGCGATTATTTCCATACCACGTGGCAGGCCGCCCAACGAGGTGAATCTACCTTTGAACCACTCTTTTTCCCTTGGAAGATACACGAAGAATACACCATTAAACCGCCCGTTCATTTTAGACTCACGACAGAAGAAAAGAAGATTAGGAAGGAACACCAATTAACCTACGGACAAATCTACTGGCGCAGAAAAAAATTACTTGAGTTTACCGGCGATGAGAAGAGGTTTTATCAGGAATACCCCCTAACTGATACTGAAGCTTTCCTCGCCTCCGGTAGTCCGAGATTTGACGTTCAAAAACTAGCTGAAATGGAAGAAAAATGCTACGACGCCCAAACCTTTGAACTAATCGAGCGAACTGATGAAAAGACTCGTTTACCTATAATAGTACCTAAACAAATGGACGCCCCCTTAAAAGTCTGGGTTACTCCCCAAGATGGAAGGGAATACGTTATAGGGGCGGATGTGGCTGAGGGAATCGCTGAAGATTACTCCTGCGCCACCGTAATGGACAGACTCACACATCAGACCGTCGCACGATTTAGGGGTGATATGGAACCGTCAGACTTCGGAGAATACCTATCTTTACTCGGTAGGTGGTACAACAACGCCCTTATAGGAGCGGAAATTAACAACCACGGCCTGACGACTGTTCAGAGACTGAGAGATGTCGGTTATGAGAACCTTTATAGGCGGGAGATGGGAATTGACGAACGCTACGAGGAATACACAAGCAAACTAGGCTGGCGGACGGACGTACGAACCAAGCCTTTAATGATTGACGGACTAAGCGAGGCTATAAGCACAGGTCAGATCACCGATTACGACCGAATATTTATTAGAGAGTGCATGACCTACGTTAGGGATGAACGAGGCCGGACTAACGCCCAAATCGGCCAGCACGACGATACTGTTATAAGTACGGCTATTTGTCTGCAATTATTCGAGTGGAATCCCGTTACGGCTAAGAAACTATCCATTAAAAGCACCTATCCACAGAGGTACTTGCGACAACATCGCAAAAATAAGGCTTTGTTAAAAAAGCGTGTTTCTGCCTGATTGTGGTAATGTATACTCATGGCTACAGCTACCAAAAGCACCGTTAACACTTCCTCTACCTCTAATGGCCCCGCACCGCTTCCGCAACCGACCGATACACTAGGCAAAGTCTTAAAAAAATACCGAGCTTCACGGCATTACACCGAGGGGGCGTTCTGGGACACTTGGCAAGCCTGCTGGAAACTTTATAATAACCAGAGGATAGCTATCGGATATGACGGTAATACCGACGTTTTCATCCCGGAAACATACACCCAGGTCCAAGGCATAAAAGCCCACCTTATTAACGGAAACCTAGAGGTAGAGTTTCTCCCAACCCATCCCGATCAGACCGGTGATGTTCAAACCCTACAGGATTTATTCAATTACGCTTGGATGAAGGATAATATGAGTCAGAAAATAGACTCCGCTATTACCGAGTATCTCGTTACAGGAAATTGTTATATCTGGTCCTACGTCGGAGAGGGCGGTTTACCTTGCCAGAAAGTCGTTTCTGCGAAGGATTGCTTCTTTGATCCGGCGATTATTGATTATGACCAACTCTGCGACCAGGGTTATGGCGGATTCCGTTACCTGACTAGCCTGACCGCTTTAAAGGCCGAAACTATCGTTAACGGCGAATATGAGGACGATAAAGACGAATCTGATAAAAACTCGCCAAGTAAACCCCGTTATAAGGATCTGGATAAGGTCGGGCAGTATAACGACGACTCCGACGACAAAACCGCCAAACAAGAACGTGAAGAAATGTTATCCGGTTCGACGGCTGACGATAAAGACGACGTTGTAGAGTGCATTGTTTATTACGATAAAGACAAAATGATTACGATTGCCAACCGAGAAGTCGTAATTGAAGAAGTCGATAACCCATTCCAACGTAAAAAGAAGACTGTTAATTCGGTAGACGACCAAGGGAATCCCGTTTCCTTTGATATGCCCGAAATAGAGCCTTTTATCCCTGTTGCTCCATTCCGTAACCTGGTAGATGCTAATTTATGGTACGCCAGAGGCGATGTCGAGATAATCGCTGAGAGTCAGGAACGCTTAAACGACGTCCAATCCCAGAAAAGTGACAACCTAACCTACCAGTTAAACCGAATGTGGGCGTTAGACCCGAACTTCGCCCAAAAAATAGACGAAATCCAGTCAATTCCAGGGGCTGTTTTTACGATTCCGCCCGGTGCGCTTGAACAAATCCCCACCCAACCTATCGGAGCCGACGCTGATAACGAAATAGCCCGAATTAAACAGGAAATGCAGGCCGCCACAGGCTCAAATGAAGCCATGCAAGGAACTTTGCAGACTTCTGGACGACAATCTGCTTATCAGATCAACCAAACCCTCGTAGCGATGGGCGCAAGGTTCCAAGTTAAGATTAAAAACCTTCAAAATGAAGCATTTAAAATCCTCGCCAGTAATATGTGGAAGATTATGCAGATTTTCATAGATAAAGAAATCCCTATTAGAGTAATGGGGCAACAAGGCAACTCGTGGGCGACCTACAACCCCGGACTTTACCTCGGAGACTACGACGTGGACGTTAAACTCGGCGCTACAGCCGATAGTATTAAAGAAACCCAACGCCAACAGATGATGCAGTTCTATCTCCTAGCCTCTAAACAGCCTTTTGTAGACCAACAAGGCTTATTCCAGATGGCCGGAGTTGAAATATTCAACTTACCTAAAAGAGATGTATCTGGTTTAATCTCGCCACCACAACCACCACAACCTCCTACAATAGTGCCAAAACTCATAGAAACAATCGACTTCTCCCAACTCTATCCAGATGAACAAGGTCAGGTACTAAGTGAATCAGGTGTTCACCCGTCACCTATGCGTGAAGAAGCCGCCGGACAACCCCTACCTGCTGGAGACCCTAATTCGGCGGCTTTAAATGCTGGCATTATTCATAATCCGAATGGCGGAACAGGCAATCCATCTTTTGAACAGGCCGGTATGCAAACCGCTGGTAGTCCTCCAGTAGGCGCACCGACTAGTGGTGTAGCAAATGTTCCTCGCGTGCCAGCGTGATATAATTAGCTTATGTCAATGAGCGAAAATCTATTTCAAGAACGCCTATGGGCAAGGATAGATAAAACAAAAGATTGTTGGGAGTGGAAAGGCTCAGTTTGTCAGACTTATGGTCAAGTTCAGTATAAAAAGAAGACTTGGAAAACTCACAGATTAATCTACGAATTACTTGTCGGCCCAATTCCAGAAGGATTGCACATTGACCATTTATGTAAGAATCGTATTTGTGTAAATCCAGCACATTTAGAAGCGGTTACTCCTTGGGAAAATACATTGCGGAGTACGAATCATATTGGTGCTAATGCCAAAAAAACACACTGCCAGAATGGACATCCTTTTGCTGGTACTAATTTGATTAGTCCTAAGGACGGTTCTAGACAGTGTAGAACTTGTAAAATAGCTTATAAGCGTGCTTGGCGTGCTAAACGTAAATTAATGACTCCGAAAGTCCCAGCGTGAACCCCGATAACGCCGCCATAAGGAGTTCTTATAAGGTATTCATGGAGAGTTTGGCTGGTAAAGATTTCCTCGCCCACCTCGTAACCTTAGAAGCCACCTCTCAAGGACAAGGAATTAGAGCTGAGAGTACCGAAGTCAAAGCTCACGCTATGGAAAGAATCGGTGTTTACTACAACCTACGAACCTATCTATCAGATATGTCGAAACCTGCTCCGAGTGCGGCAAGTCGCTCCGCCGCCTCGGAATAGTTTTTGAATACCTCTTGTGTTATTTTATAAACAGAGCGATATGTACTTCTAATTAAGAAAGGGTAACTATGAAGCTTGAAACCACAACTTCAGACCCTGTAGACTCCGGCGCTGAAGAAGCACAACTGGACACACAGGAACAAGTCGAGGCGGTCACTAGTGAAGAAGATACCTCTCAATCCAGCGAATCAGAGGATAATGAGCCTTCGGAAGAAGATAACTCGGATGATACTGAACTCAAGGAATGGGCGGCTAAGAAAAATCTTCCACTAGATGACCCCATCAAACTAGCTAAAATGTATCGTGAAAGCGAGAAACAGTTAGGGAAAAAAGGTCTATCGGAAGGCCAACTTAAAAGTGCGGTAACGGAAGCTAACACTTCAGCAGGGGTAGACGATATACAGTCCCTCCGCAACGAAGTAGCAGCGTTGAATTTTTATATGCAACACCCCGAAGCCAAACAATATGAGGCCGAAATGGTAGAAATACTGGAAGAAAAACCGTGGCTAGGCTCCGATCTAGACGTCGTTTTAGACGTTGCTAAAGGTAGGGGAACAACCGAAGCCGCAAAATTAGACGCCGCAACGAAAGCTGGTAAGAAAGAAGCACTAGCCCAAGCAGAAACTGCTTCACGGGCTGCTCCGCCTCGAACCGCCGCTAATCAGGGTTCACAACAAGGAAGTAACAAAATTACTTTTGATAATGTAGACCAACTCATCGCTAAAAACGGCCAGAAATGGTTTGTTGAGCACCGAGACGAGATCAACCGAGCACTCGAGGGTTAACAACTTTTAACCGGAGAATACAATGGCAACAGTTACTGGCGCTTACGGCGCAGGTAACGTAAACATTGGTGTTACTGCTGGTAACGTATTTCGTCCTAATGTCTGGTCTAGCGAAGTTCTTATGTTTGTTAAAGCAAACCTAGTTCTTCTACCTTTGGTCCGACACTACGATGCTGAAATACAGGCTTACGGCCAGACTGTAGAAATTCCTAACGTCTCTACTATCACCGCAAACCTCAAATCCCAGAACACCTTGGTTACGTTAAACTACAATACCGAGACTAAGACCACCATCACTATCAACAAGCACTACGAATCATCGTTCTTGCTAGAAGATATTGAGAAAATTCAAAGTAAATACGACCTACGCACCGATTACACGCAGGCAGCCGCCTACGCTATCGCCGCCAAAGTCGATAACATTCTAGCTACTGACATGACCAACAGCTTTACCGCTTACGGTACATTCGGTGTTCCGCTAAATGATACTTTGATCTTAGCTGTCAACCGTTACTTGGATGACGCTAAAGCCCCACAGACCGATCGTGCTTTCGTTGTTACCCCACAAGGTAAACAAGAAATGCTCGCTATCGACAAATACATCCGTTACGACGCCCTAGGCATCGGCGGAGACAAGAACAGCATTGTAAATGGTCAGATTGGTACTATTTATGCGTTAGACGTTTATATGAGCCAGAACCTAGTTCAGGTGACTACAAACCCTAACCAGAACAACCACCTCCTGTTCCACAAAGATGCTTTCGCAATCGCTATGCAAGAAAACCCACGTACTCAGGCTTCCTACAAGCAGGAATACCTAGGTTGGCTTGTAACAGTCGATGTTTTGTTCGGTGACATCGCTCTACGCCCAAGCTTCGGCTTCGTTGTAAAGTCCTAGTTCTAATAAAAAAGAGGGTTTTCTTACAGAAGCCCTCTTTTTATATTGTATAATTAGCTTATGGCTTTACTTGACACCTCTTTAGATGGCTACCTTCGTTCTATAAGTGGAGTTAATGCTTCTGCCCAGGTAATTCTAAACCGTCAGCTTGGAGTAGGGGATTATCGTAATACCACCCAAGGTGCTTTAAATGTCGGTGCAGGTAGAACCGCTAATGCTTTAGGTATCCAAGAAGCTTTAAAAGCTAATACTGGATTCGTAGGTCAAGGTTCAATTCAAGATATTATGGCTTTCGCCGTAACCCAAGGTTTAACAATGAGTAAAATAACCATAGGAGTTTAATATGGAAGATAATCAACCGGCACGAGACGCACAAGGACACTTTGTATCACAATCTGATTCAGACAATAACCCAGACAACAACACAATGCCTTATGGAGCAGACCAAGTTCAACCAAAAGCAAAGGTCAAGCAAGAATCAGCCCGTGAGTTCGCAGAACGAGGCATCGTAGAAAAACACGGTGAAGCTATTAGACAAAATCCCCAGTTCGATGAACTAGTCAAGAGAGAAATGGCCCAGGTTGCTGAGAACCAACGCAACACTGAAGGAATGTAATGGACTTCTCATATCTAGCGGCTCAGGTGGCTGATGGAGCCAAACAACCGATACAACCAGGCGAAAGCCTGCTTAGCATAGCAATTAGAAGCGTAATTGAATCTAATAGTGCTACTATCACTTCTAATCCAAACTACAATGCTTTAGTAGCCGATAAAGAAGCTCAGATAACCGACAATTTAGATGGTAAAATAGGATAATTAAGGAAAAATAATGGCACAACTAATCACCCCCAACCCAAACGGAGATACTCCGAAAGTAATCGAGGATAAGACTCGAGCCCTACCAGCTAATCAGGGTCTTAACAACTACGATATGTGGTTAAAGATAGACGCTGAAATAGCCGCCGCCCGTACAGCTAACAAGATTAACGAGAACGTTATTTACCCTCCAGCCACTACCGGCAACAAACACGGCAACAAGTAGCTTCTGCAAGTAGTTATCTTCGATAACAAGTAGAACTTACTACAATATATTGCTAATCCTTGTAAGAATTAGTACGCTTTCCTTATTAACATAAGGAGTTCTATGAGTAGTCCATTAAAGTACGACGCCAACATCAAGGAAGAGTTTGGCATTAAGAGTTCGCTTGACCTTGATGACCAATTAAAGTTAGGTTTTGTCCGTTCACAGTTCGATGAGCTTAAAAAAATGCTGTGGCGCACCAGAGTAGAACTTCAACTCGCAGAAGCCCAAACTAAAACAGAGGTAGAGGCTATGGCGGCCGACGCCCGAAATAAGATCGCCGCCCACCGAAACGACATTAAAGGTTATGTTCGAGGTCTTAACGTACTGCAAGGCTTCATAGATGAACTCGACACTAGCAATCGTACTTCCAAGTAGGGGGTTACTCTTTAGCAAGACCCTTGAAGATCTGTTAAGGGAGCTTAAGGGTTTTAAGTATAAGATCTTTTGGTCGCATGAAAGATCACTACCCGAGTGTTTTAATATCCCCACCGAAGAGGCGTTAGCCGACCCAGAGGTATTCGCAGTACTATTCTGCGAGGATGACATGATACTGCCTAAAGGCATTCTGCAGGAGATGTTCGATAAAAAATATCCTGTAGTAGCCTTGGACTACCCCTTTCAGCAAGACGGCGACGCTACCACCCTACACGACCCCGAAGGAATGGCGTTTTGGACAGGCACGGGCTTTATGCTCGTAGCAAGACAGATACTTGAAAACATCCCTAAACCTATCTGGCAAACTGGCAGGACGTTTGACCCCTTCGTAGACACCGATACGCTCCACTTCTGGCCCAGAAAGCTGAATAAGACTTATTACGGATTACATGACCTAAACTTTGGCCTAACCCTTTACTCAGCTGGTGTTCCGATTATGGTTATGGACAGAACCGCAGGACAGCACAAACTTAAGAAGATGGGCGGAATAAACACCAATATAGGGGCGCACGACATTTATGATCTAACCGAGGTAGGCAGGGATATAGTCAGTGGAATGGTAGACCAAGAAAACTCCAGTTTATTCTTAGGAGCACTTAATAGGGTTAAACATGTGAAGTTCTGGGAAGATATACCACCATTTATATCTTATGACGACAAACAACAACCCTACCTGAATGATGGCAGAGAAGCGAGTGTGGTGAAATGACCGTTAATAAAAAACAACTCGAGAAGTTAAAATCAGAATCTACATTCGTCAGATTCGATGGACATAAGTACGTTAAGGGCTTAGGAAGCTTAGTCGGTCTGTGGAATGGCGAAGAGGTGTATTTGAAGTGAAGATTGCAGTCATTTTCCCCTCTAGGGGGTTAGTGTTTAGCCGTACGGCGGAAGAACTCTTGAATAACCTTGAGGGCTATGAATACGACATCTTCTTCTCCCACGGGCTACCTATTCCAGATTGCTTTGAAAAACCTGTCCTAGAGGCCTTAAAAGACCCCACATACACACATTTATGGCTAGTAGAGGACGATATGATACTCCCAGACGGAACGCTAGACTCCCTACTCATAATGGACGCCCCTGTAGCCACTATGGACTATCCTGTAAGTAAAGAAGGCCAAGGAACAGTCTTTGAGGTGGGTGGAAGAGTTATATTCTCGGGTACGGGCTGTCTTTTGATTAAACGAGAGGTATTTAACTTCCTGAATAAGCCTTACTTTAGGGCGGACGTTAAGTGGACACCAACCAACTTTGGTAAGTTTATACGCTTTACCGCCTCAGAGAGCACCCGTCTAGACGCTTACGGGCTACATGACGTTACATTCGGCCTCAAGCTCTTTAAAGCCCAAATACCTATCTCAGTCGCTGGGACGATAGGCCAACGTAAACTCAAGGCTCTAGGTAAAGCTGGGACTAACGACGGCGCACACCAGATAGAGGAGTGGAATAAGGTTAAAAAAGACTTCCTGCTTAAGACCTACAAGAAATTCCCAGTCCAACCCACAGGCAAGTTAATAACTATCAAAACTCCTGAGGGCGAGATAACCACTCACCCCGACTTCGCAAAGAAACTTATCGCCCAGAACAAAGCTACTGCCATGCCCAGACAGCCGTTTGTAGTGGATTACGGGGAGATACTGCTATGAAACTACTTATATGCCTAATTACTTATAACCGTATGGAATATACGAAAAGAACCCTAAAATCCCTCAGATGGTGGTTAGGTGAAGAGACTGACTACTACATCATAGTCGTAGACAACGCCAGTACAGATGGAACCAAAAAGTACATAAAGGGGCTTGAAGAACGGGCCATGATAGATTCTTATATCTTAAATGATGAGAATTACTATCCGGGTAAGGCTTGTAACATGGGCTGGGAAGAAGGGCTGAAACACTATGAAGCCACGCACTTAATGCGATTAGATAACGATATGGAGTTTAAAAAGGGCTGGTTTGATAAGGTAGAGGATTACTTTAGAGCTATACCAGAACTAGGCCAGTTAGGGCTTGACCATGAGGCTATAGAGGCTCCAGAGGCAGATATGCGTAAACGCACGATTAATGGAATGACTATTAATGAATGGCCCGGTTGTGTTGGCGGCCCATGTGTTATCCCTCGTTCTATCTGGGACTTTGGACTTAGATGGCCGGAAATGAAGTGGGACGATGATAGAAACTCGCCAGCCCAAGAAGACTCAGCTTTTAGCAGAGCAATCATGGACAGGGGCTATCTGGTCGGACACGCCCAACCTGAAATAGCTAGAACTTTCGCCAATAAAAGTAACTGGCACGAACAGAAGGAGTATTACTTAAAGACTATGAGCGACAGGGGTTATCAAGAACATGTAGACTACCTGAAAGGACTTAAATGAAAGTATCAGTTTTACTTCCTACTAGAGAACGTGCTCAGATGTGCAAAGAAGCTATCGATAGTCTAGGCGATGGTGATTTTGAAGTCTTACTTTACGTGGATACTGATGACCCCCAGATCAAAGCTTATAGAAGTTTGGCATCTAGAAAAGTGAAGGTTTTCGTAGAGGCTCGGTTAGGCTATGCGAACTTTCATAGAATGGTCAACTTCCTAGCCAAGAAAGCTAAAGGTGAATGGCTCCTCTTGTGGAATGATGATATGCGGATTATAGGTGATTGGACAGTTCCTGACGCCACAGACAAACCCCAAGTACTTAACTTTTGGGACCCAAATAATCAGGTGAATAACCTAGCACCAGTGATAAGCCGTAAGATGTACGAGATTATGGGACACTTCAGCCTATCTACCCACTGTGATTCATGGGTACAGGATATAGCTAACGAACTCGGTATACACGTTCCAGTCCACGGAGCACAGGTCCAACACCTTAGAGAGTCCTTGAATGATGCGACAAAGTCGCAAACACAACCAGTTTACGCCACTTCCAGCCCTGAGTATGATGGTTTAGAGATGATGAAATTAAGAGAAATAGATAAGGAGAAATTACGTGAAAATCTACTATGACCAAGCGGCCGACGTGTACTGCCAGATGTCCCACGCACTTTTACAAGGCTTTCACCAACTGGGCCATGAGGTTCAAAGTAACGTATACAACTACCCGTTCATTAAATCTATCGACAATCCAGACGTTAGAATCGCCAGCACATCAGGCAATATAAGCGCCCTCTATATGCCCTGTGACATCTTTATAGATGGGCGGGATCAGGCTGACATACAGACCGACTTTCAAGACCATCCGCTTTACTTTAAAAGCAACGGTAGCGAGAAACTTAAACTCCCAGCCTGCATGATGCCCCAGAAGTACGTAAGTCCAGAAGCCCCCAGAACCACTGAGATTATCTTCTTAGCAGGACACTCAGACTTTGGACGAGAGCACCTACAAGAAATTATCCCAGCCTCATTCGTGGATGGAGACAACCTCCCACTGGTTCCGCAGTACCCAGCAACCTCTTGCAATATGTACTCCGCTAAATATTACGACGCTCTAGCCAGCGCCAAAATATCCGTTAACGCTCCCGGCGGGAGTGCTAATACTAAGAAGTTCCATGAAATAACCTCGCACGGCTGTCTAACGTTAAACTTTATCCCGCCAACCTATCACCAAACCACCCCTGACGTTTTAGACCTAATACCTGAAGATCTTAACTTCCCAAGACACGCAGTCTTAAACTTCCGAAATAAGGACGAGTTTGACCAGATAATGAAAGATCCACCCTACCATTTAGCCTGGGAGACGTTTGAATGGGCGATGAACTGGAATCCTAAAGCTATGGCAAGTTACGTGCTGGGAAAACTATGATTATAGGTAAAGACGGCTACATAGGAAGTGATCTAGAACTAGAGACTGAGGATATAATCCTACTCGCAGGCCACTCAAGCGTTAAGATGGCCCAGAACGACCCTGACGGTGCGTGGATTAATAACGTGGAGTTCTTCAGATCTACCCTTAGTCAGGCTGAAAAGCTTATCTACGCATCTTCAGCGACCGTATATGACGGTCTTACTAACCCGACTGAGGACAATAACGCTTTTAACTTATCCAACGTCTACAACCTTACTAAGCACACGATAGACCAACTCGCCCTGCTATCTGGTAAGAAGGTCTATGGACTACGCTTTGCAACTGTTTGTGGCTGGAGTTCTAACCTACGAGTAGATGTGATGCTTAATAAAATGGTCTATGACGCTATAAATACAGGGAAGGTTCTAGTCAAAAACCGCCACATAGAACGACCTATCCTCGGAATTAAAGACTGCCACAGGGCTATAAAACACTTCGTAGAGAACGATTTAGAACCCGGAATCTATAACCTAGCTTCCTTCACAGCTTCGATAGATGATATGGCTAAATACGTCGCCCAAGAGTTTAACGCCGAAGTTGTCTATGATGAGTACGACAATATCCCAGCTTACGCTTACGGGATAAACTGCGATAAGGTTAAATTTACGAGTTTCAGGTTCGAGGAAACACTGGAAAGTGTCGTCGATAGTTTAAAACAACCCTTTAAGAAAGTAGGAGTTAGAGAATGAGAATAAGTTATAGTCCCGATACGTTCGATGTTTACGGAGAAGAAGAAATACAAGCAGTAGTTGACAGCCTGAGAGACGGCTGGCTTGCGCCCGGAAAACGAGTAAAGGAGTTTGAAGAGAAGGTCGCTAAGTTATTCGGTAAAAAATATGGGGTAATGGTCAATTCGGGTTCGAGTGCTAATCTTCTGGCGGCCGAAGAATTACAAGGCCCCGTAGTAACCCCAGCCCTAACCTTTGTAACCACCTACTCATACCTTAAACAGCCTGTCTTAAAAGATGTAGAAGAGGGAACTTACCAGATTAAATTCGGAGACATTCCACCCGATAACTTTTTCGTGCCTAACCTACTGGGTAATATACCCGACTGGAAGAGCGTTAAACGCTTCAACACCGTAATAGTAGAAGATTCCTGTGACGTTATAACGGACGCCGGTAAGAATGTTTCGGACATCACTACTACAAGTTTCTACTCCACCCATATGATTACTGCCGCCGGAGCTGGTGGAATGATTATGTGCAACGATGCAAACATGTACGAACGATTCTTAAGCAAGCGAGCGTGGGGACGGCCTGTAGTGGACGAAAAGGACTTCGATAGACGCTTTGCCGGAGATTACGACCTTAAGTTTCTATTCGAGAACAAAGGCCACAACTTACAGCCTATCGAACTACAGGCCGCTTTCGGGCTAGTTCAACTAGAGAAGTTAGATGAGATTAAGGACAAGCGTTGGCAGGTGTTTGGTAAGGTTTATGATTTCTTTGAGCAGTATGAGGACAGATTTATACTACCTATAAGCCGACAAGGGGCTAATTGGATGAACTTCCCGCTCACGATACGTGAAGGTATAGACCGCAAAGAGTTCTGTCGCTACCTAGAGGAGAACGACATCCAAACCCGCCCAATCTTTAGTGGTAACATTACCCGCCAACCAGCCTTCAAAGACCAAGGAGTTCAAGACTTCCCAGTAGCCGATAAGATAATGAAAGATGGAATCCTACTAGGTTGCCACCAAGGGCTAACAGACGACCACCTAGATTACATGTTTAGTAAGGTAAAGGAGTATTTAGATGTCTAAGATAGGCTTCATTGGTTTAGGAAAATTAGGCTTACCAGTTGCTTTAGCGATTGAATCCAGAGGCCATCAGGTCGCAGGTTATGACATTAACCCAGAGGTTGCTAACTATGTTGAGAATAAATACTACCCGTTTCAGGAAATAGGCATCGAAGAACTACTAGAAAACACCAAACTAAAAGTTGTTAATAGCGTCCTTCAAATCGCCCGGGACACCGATATTATCTTCCTACCAGTACAAACACCCCACGAAGCGAGATTTGAGGGTACTCAGAGACTCCCAGAGGAACGAGCTGACTTCGACTACGATTTTCTTAAAGCCGCCATTACGGATGTAGTTGAGGCGTGTAAGACACTAAAAGTAAAACGAACCCTAGTGGTGATTTCCACATGCCTGCCTGGAACCTTCAAGCGTGAGCTTAAACCCCTGCTTAATGAGTATGTGGATTATGTCTATAGCCCCCAGTTTATAGCGATGGGCCAGGTCATAGATGACTATCTTAACCCAGAGTTTAACCTTATAGGGGTGGAAAGTGAAAAAGCCGCCGACCAACTAGAAAAGTTCTATAAGACTATAAATGATGCCCCTAACGTCAGAACAGACATCACCACAGCCGAAGGGATAAAAGTCTCCTATAACACATGGATCACCGCCAAGACAGTCATAGCTAACGCTTGGGGCGAACTATCAGATAAACTCGGTATGAACTTCGACGACATATATAAAGCGTGGTCATTATCCACTAAACGTCTTATCTCGCCTAGGTACATGAAGGCTGGTATGGGGGATGGTGGGGGTTGCCATCCAAGAGACAATATCGCCCTGTCACACCTAGCTAGCGAGGTTGGACTGTCGCATAACATCTTTGAAGACCTAATGGAAGCCAGAGAAGACTTTGAAGACTATCATGCCCGTCAAGCGATGGAAGCATCTAAGAAATCCGGACTACCACTAGTAATATTGGGGCGGTCTTTCAAACCCGAGACACAGATCGAGACTGGAAGTCCAGCTATCTTAATGGCTAATCTGTTAAAAGAGTATGGTTATCCGTTTGAGCACGTTGAAGACCTACCAGAATATAAGAAGGCCGTCTATTTCATCGCCACCAACCACGAACGCTATAAAGACATAGATTTTCCTGAAGGTAGCGTACTGATAATCCCCTTTCAAGGATAAGTAGTATACAATAAAATCATGGAAGACTTCCAGAAAGAAATAGACGACCAAGCCGCTCAAAAGGCTCAGGATCAAAAAGAACTAGCCCTACAAGCTCAGGCTGTGGAGCGAACCAACGCCCTCATAAACGCTGTTACGAGTGCTACGAAGGCTTTAATGGCTTTCCAGGCTCAACACCAGCCCAAAGTCTCTGTGACGAATCAGAAAGACTTCCCCACCTCTATAAGCACCCCTGATGTACAAGAAGTAGTCAAAGCCCTAGAGAACCTTAAACAGCCCATTCTAGAAAACAAGATCGACCATACACCAGTAGTAGAAGCCCTAAGCAAGTTGAACGAGAGTATTTCTAAACTCCCTACCAGCTTCCCTGAAGCCCCAGAACCAGTCGAAGAAGTCACTGTCAAGAACCTAATTGACTACTCGAAAGAGTTCCAATCACTAGGCATAGCAATTAAAGGCATTGACGTTAAGCCTGTCGTTAATATCCCTGAAGACAAACCTGACGACTACAGCCCAATTATAGATTCCTTAACTAAGGTTATGGACGCTATTAAAGCGATTGAGATACCTAAGGTCCCGAAGACCGACCTAACACCACTAGTAGACGCCACCCAAGCAGTCCAAGACACTATAAATAACCTTAAGTTCCCGGTTCCCAACTATATTCTCCCGTATGCAGATACTAAAGGGGTGGCCACCCAAGCACCCGTACCGATTCTAAGTAAGGCTTATGACGAGATTGACTGGTCAAATCCTGACGGTAACGGAAACTATCAAACCATCACCACGAAGTCAGGCGGAGTTGCCAAGCAAAGCCTTAGCCTAACCTTTGACGGATCGAATAACGTAACCAGTATTGTTAGAAATTAAATAACTGATATGCTTAAATTAAAGAAATAGAGGATATAATGCCCGAGAAAGTCACTAAAGAAGAAAAAGAGTTTACCGTAACCCACGAAGATGGTAGTACATCTGTCGTAAAAGGCCAAATTACAACTACCGACCATGGTGTAACTGATGAAGACGGATTTCCTAAAATCAGCGTACATATTAACGCCCCTGTCGCCACAGGAAGAACAGCCGAAGAACTAGAAGCAGATAGATTAAAAGAATTATTTAGAGAGGACAAGTAATGGCAGTAGTAACGCATCTGTATGATGCCATCATCAACGGATTTTTAACGAAGGCTAATAGTTGGACTGCTGATACAGTCAACTGTGCCCTGTTCTCAGCCTCGACCTTCACGCATGGCGACGCCGCCTACAATACAAGCGGTACCGAAGTAGCGTCAGCCAACGGCTATACAACAGGCGGCGGTGCAGTCGGAACTAGGACAATCTCCGCCGCTACAGTAACTCCACAGTTATGTAAGATCACAGGTGCATTCGGTGGTGGATCGGCCGGAACAACTACATGGACAGCTACAGGCGCAGGTTTTACAGCCGTAGCCGCAAAACTTTACGTCGTATCTGGTTCACCTATCTGTAATGTAGACTTCGGTGGATCACAAACCGCATCCGGTGGTGGCACATTTGTAATAACATGGGACGCCACGAACGGAGTCTTTAACGCAGCGAGTAGCTAATATGGATAAAATTAAACGACTCAATCGGGTAGGAATACCTGTCGAGTTAGGAGGATATTCAAATTAGTCGTCAGTTTTGGTCAGAAACACTAACATGGGCAACAGCTTCTGGTACATCGGTAAACTCGGCCAACGTAGAGACAATCCTATTTCCCAATGTAACGATACCGGCTAACTATCTACAGGATGGCCGCGCCTTGCGTATACGAGCCATCGGCCAGTGGACCACTACAGCCTCAACCCCAACCCTTATATTTAACTTACGTTGGGGCGGAGTAGCTGGTACTTTACTTTGCAAAACCGCCGCTATAACTACAGTCGCCTCAACTACCGCCGCTATGTGGGACTTGGATATAATCGTCCAAACTAGAAGCAACGGTTCATCCGGTACCCTGATGGCCAACGGTACAGCTCGAGCCTTTGCTGGCGTGGCCGGTACTATCGCCTCGGCGACAGGTGAGGGTCTGGTAACTCCAATGACTAACGGCGGTGTAATTACCCCTGCTGTAGCCACAGTAGACCTCACGGCCGATACGGCTCTGTCGCTAACCGTCACACCGTCAACCACAGCCGCCACTTTAATCGGTTTGAACTACACTATTGAGGCATTAAATTGATGTTTTGTCAAGGCTACCATGACAGAGCAACACAAGCGTAGGATAAGCGAAGCCAAGAAGGGCAAGACTCCAAATTGGCGCAACGGACACCCCCGAGGCACTCTAGGAAAAATCGCATGGAATAAAGCTAAGGTTAGTTTAGAGTGTCAACAATGTGGCAGTCGCTATGAAGTATCACCTTATCGTGCTTCTATATCTAAGTTCTGTTCAAAAGCTTGCGTAGGCCGTAGCAGGGGCGGCGTAAAAAGCCCGCATTGGCAAGGTGGTATTACTCCGATAAATCTTGCTATACGAAACTCTGAGAGATATAAGATGTGGCGACTAGCGGTATACGAACGAGACTGCTTTACCTGCGTTAAGTGCGGGGTAGCAGGGGTAAAGCTAGAAGCTGACCACATTAAACTATTCAGTAAACATCCTGAACTACGATTTGATATTAGCAATGGACAGACGCTTTGCAAACCTTGTCATAAAGAGAAAACCCGAATCGACCTATCTACTAAACTAATCGAAGCCTTGAATTAGGAGCCTACCGAGATGGCAGGCACGCTACCGAATAAAGGCCAACGAGTCAAAGTCCCTAGTGGCCTCAGCACGGTTGGAGGCGTTCACTAATGGCACTAATGAATACTTTAAAAGACCCATTCGTAGGGGCTAATCTAAACACCCAACTCTGGACACAGTTCACTGGTGGAAGTGCTACCTTTACTTATGGTAATGGGGCGACTGTCAATTACCCAGCCAGCTCGACAAGTTCGACTGACGGAGACTTAACCTCTGTCGCTACCTACGACCTGACAGGAAGTAATGCTTTTATGCAGGTTTTCTCCGTACCAGCGAACGCTACGAGTGCCGATGCCGCCTTAACCATGAAAATAGACGCTAGTAACTTCTTGAGATTCGTAAAGGAAGGCTCTACTCTATTCGCCCAAAAACAAGTTGCTACTGTTACTGCCACGGTAAATTCCGCCACTTACAACCCAGTAACTCATAAATGGTGGCAGATAAGGGAGAGTGGGGGAACGATATTCTGGGACACATCTACTGACGGAGAAACATGGACTAACTTCACGACTTTTGTAAATGTTCTGACGATAACCTCTATTACAGTCCTAATAGCCGGAACCTGTTTTCAGGCTGAAACTAATCCGGGAACTTATAGCTGGAGGTTTTTTAATACTAACGACTCTACCGGGCCGTATAACCATTTTAGGGTTGGCGACGGCATGAGTCGCTCGGAAGTGGCTAATTAGATGGCTATTAGCAGAATTGGTGCTGGCTCTGCAGAAGCTACATCTGTAACAATCCCTGCTGGGCATCAAGCAGGAGACTTAATGATAATATGGTCTAGCAGAATAGGAAGTGCATCTCCAGCCTCAGCACCGACAGGTTGGACAGCTTTAAGTTCTAACGGTAATAACGGAAGCGATGCTAATCAATACTGGGTTAAAATAGCTGCATCATCTTCGGAAACAAGTGGTACTTTTACTTCTGCGACGGCTTTAATTTGCCATGTTTATAGAGGAGTCGGAACAACCAGACCTCTTAATGCTCCGATAGCAGGGATTGGAGCAGCTAATAATGCTGGATTAGGGGCATCTACCAATATTTTTTACGTTAACAGTTCACAAATTCTAAATAGTCCTAGTTTTTCATGGATAGTGGCATTTGGTGGAGTCAATGGAACTACCAGTACTATTGAAAATGCTCCTACAGGATTAACTGCAGTCACTGATTTAGTTGGTGCCAGTGGAGAATATGCAAGTTTTGATAGCAATGGAATATATCTCAGTAATGGAGTTTGGCCGAGTACTAGTGTAGCTTTAGGAGTTAGTTTAAGAAGCCTATCAACAATCATTGAATTAATCCCCGATCAGATTGTTCCCAACAACTACCAATTCCTTAAAGTAGGAAATGGTATGAGTGTGGGAGGGGATAAGATTAGATAATGGCTTGGGTAAGAATATCTGCACAGGATACTACCAATAACTCGGCTACTACGAGTGTGACCACTACCTATGGGGCGACTCCGACTGCAGGTAATCTCTTGATAGCGACCCTATATAACTCCGACCCCTATACTGTGCTTGTCCGACCTGCTGGTTGGCAACTAGCTGTTGGTTCAAATGATAACTCTGGGCATAGTTCATCAATTTGGTGGAAAAAAGCTGGTAGCAGTGAACCAACTGCGGTAACTTTTTCAGATGCCGCTTCTGGCTCTATGCACTTAAATATTTATGAATATACCTCGGTTGGAAATAACTTTGGTGTAGACCAAATAGCCTCCGCTAACTCTGGTGCATCAACAGTCAATTCTCAGTCCACAGGCACAACAAAGTTTACGATTAATCCTAATGAGTTATTATTCGCCACTGTTATCTTTCCGGGTTCGGGGTCGGCTCCTAGTTGGACTAATAGTTTTAATGCTAGACAGAACACTACTAGGGTATTTGATGCAGACCTTATAGTATCGGCCACAGGAGCTTACACTACGACTGTCACTGTTACCGGAACAGCTGTTGTAATGGCTGGATGTATTGCCACCTTTCCTGAAAGTAAAAAATCATTCAGACCAAATACTATACGCCCCCACCCATTTAGCCCAGGATTGGCACGGTGAAGGAGGTGATGACTTATTTCCTTCCTCCAGCTTAGATCACCAAGAATAAGCCAAGACCACAGTGGAAGTGTACCTAGTGGAGTAAGTACTTCTGTAACTCAAGTTGCGGCTACACTTACATTCTCTGACGGCGGTGGCACAACTGTTGCTACAGTCCAGAATTCGTCTATTACACAGATTGCCGCTACTTTAACCTTCACTGGCGGAACTCAATCTGAAACCTCAGTAAATAATGTAGCTATCTCCCAAGTAGGGGCGACTCTTACTCTGACCGGCGGAACGCAGTCAGTTGCGACTGTTAATAACGTGGCCGATTCCCAAGTTGCGGCCACCCTGACGTTTACGGGTGGAACCCAGAGTATTAATGCCGTTAGTAACGCCGCAGTCACACAATCAGGAGCGACCTTAACCTTCACAGGTGGTACGCAGGCTGTAGCGTCAGTTAATAACGTCTCAGACGCACAAGTAGCCGCCACACTAACTTTTTCAGGAGGGACGCAGAGCGTAGCCACTTCTAACTTTGCGACTGTATCGCAATCCTCGGCAACACTTACCTTTAACGGTGGAACTCAAACAGTTGCTACCTTCCAACAAGCCGCAGTCTCTCAAGTAGGGGCAACTCTCACATTTACGGGTGGAACGCAGGTAATTCAAACAAATACCTCAGATTCACAGGTAAGCGCAACCCTGACCTTCACTGGAGGTACACAGGCAGTAGCAACGAGTAACTTTGTAGCAATTAGCCAGACAGCCGCTACCCTAACATTTAGCGGTGGCACGCAAGCGGTCGCCTCAGTCCAAAACTCAGCCGTCGCCCAATCCGCCGCCAACCTGACATTCACCGGCGGAACGCAGTCATTCATCGCCCAAGTGAACGCCGCTATCGCCCAACAAGCCGCCAACCTTACCTTTAATGGTGGTACGCAATCGGTTACAGCTAACTCTGGTTTAGTGAATGGCGCAGTCACGCAAGTTGGAGCAAGTCTTACGTTCACAGGAGGCGTACAGATAATCTCTACCAATACAAGTCCACTCCCACCAGTTAAAACCGCCCCTAGCGTAATCTTCTTAATAGATGGTCGGGTAGCAACTAGATTAGGAGGAAATATCTACCTCCCATTGTGATAATATAAGCTTATGGCTATTACTCTTAACGACCTAATACTAAGAACACAAAGAAAACTGGATGATAATGCTTTTTCGGTGGCGGCTTTGACAGACTTTGCCAACGATACCGAACGAGAAATATTTAACCGTTATAGGGTAAACACCCAAGAACAGCAGATAGACACTATTACTACGACAGCAGGCGTGAGAACGCTCACAGGACTCCCTGGCGTGGCTGGGGCGGGTTCAGTCGGGCAATACATTAGCCTGCGAATTATCCTCCCCGTTAATTACTCAAAGGTTATCCCTTACATGGAATATGAAGATGTGGATGTTTATTACCCTAACTACCAGTTACTAGGCCAAGGCCCACCTTTAGGCTGGTTTATCTTTGACGGAACACCCTCACTCGTGAATAACGCCGATAAGGTCTATACAATCTCAGCTAAGTACACAATGCTCCCGACTAAACTCGTAGCTGTAGGAGATACGCCAAACCTACCAGAAGAGTTCAGCGAAATTACCGTGCTTGGAATGTACGCCAGAGCCTTAGAGTTTAACGACGAATACGCCGAAGCCCAATCTGTTAGACAGCAATTCGACAAACTTTGTGTGGATTATGTGGATTCTAACCGTAGGCAAGCCGGAACGCCCCACATTATGCGAGCAACAAATCAAATAGCGAGAAAAATAGGCTGGCGTTAAATGCCACGAGGCACACTCTCTAATACCCAGAAACTAAGTTTCGCCCCTCAAACTCTATTCCCATTTGAGTTCTTTAATTTAAAGGGCTTGGATATGTACAATCCCGACGAACTAGCAGACCCTAGTAGATGTGTGTATGGGCGGAACTTTCGTTTATACGCCCCAGAGAGCGCCACTAACCGTGTGTCTTTAAGCAAACGAGCCGGGACTGGTTTTTATTCCGTACCTGTAGGAGAGACGCAGGATCAAGCCATTACGTCAGTTACAGGAGCTGGAAACCAACCAGTCGGGCTTATTACCTGGATTGCTCAGAAGTACACAGCTGGAGCCACTGGCAACCTAACCAGAGTGGATTTAAACCTCAAGAACGTAAGTTCAGGTACAGGGCCATTAATAGTGGCTATTTACTCGGATAACTCAGGAACGCCCGGAACTCTTCTAGCTACCAGTTCAATCCTAAGTTCTTCTATCACAGCCGCCTATCAATATCTAACAGCCAGGTTCATAGAAGCCCCCACTCAAACATCAGGGACTGTCTATTGGATCATTGCCTATATCCAAGGTAACGGATCTAACTCTTACTCGTGGTCCTCTACAACCAGCGCCACTACCGCCAAGACCTCAGCCGATGGCGGGAATACATGGAGTACCACGAGTTTTGCTATGAACTTCAAGACCTTTGTTTCTACTGCTGGTGGTGTTTTAGGGCAGTGGAGATTCTACCGAAGTACCGCCTCCCCAGTACAGATGTTCGCTTTTGGGACTAACGTATACACAGTTAATGACGTTACAGGAGCCGTCACCTCGATTAAATCAGGATTAAATGCTTCAGCCACGGTTTATGATTGGGATTCTGTAAACGATAAAACCTACTTCGTTAATGGTTTTGATGCCCCACAGTCTTACGATGGAACTACAGTCGCCGCTGCTGGCGGCTCTCCACCAGTTTCAAGCAACGTAGAAGTACACGCTAACCAATTATTCTACCTACAGCCCAACACAAACCTTATAATTTTCTCTAGTATTGGGGCGTATGAAACTATCCCCGCTAATAATTTTGTATACGTCCCAGCCCAGAAAACTGCTGACGCCGCTATCAAGATTGTTTCAGTAGCTGGCGTTTTATTCTGTTTTACCCGAAACACTAAATACCTACTCTACGGAACAGACCTTACAAGTTTAGTCGTAAAAGAAGCTCCTGCTAGTAAAGGGGCGGTTTCAGCCACCGCTATCACCAAAGATGAAGAAGCTGTTTACTTTATGAGCGATGACTTCCATATCTACGCCTCTAATGGTGGTACTGACCAAAAACTATCCTCCGAGCGTGTCTCAGTAATATTACGAAACGTCGCCAATACATCAGACATTAAGCTTTATACTAATGACAAGAAACTATATGTCTCATACACTCCCTCTGGTCAAGCCGAAAACCACCACAGACTAATCTATGACCTAACCTTTGAAGAGTGGTTAGCGGATGAAGAGACCTACACAGGTTATGGGATAACTTGGGGTTCACAGTCTGACACAGGACAATTCGTCTTAAGCTCTTCCCGAGTAGGGGCGCTTTACTACGGCGATACTGGAACCTCAGACGTTGGCAAACCAATTAAGTTCGATTGGTGGAGCAAGTACATGTCTTTCGGCTCTCCAGCCGCCAAACACAGGGTCAAGAGATACTACGTCTTCTTGCAAGGCCAAGACGGTAATTACTCAGTAGATTGTCAGGTAGACCAAGACAATAAGAACGCCCCCGACTCTAACCTCGTACCAGTAGATGTTAGTTCTCACTTCTATGGAGACGCCGGACTTATTTATGGGACTGTAGCCTCTGGAGGAAGCGGGCTTACTTATGGGGACGGAGTTTTAACACCGACCCGTATATCCATCTCTGGGGCGTTTCGTTTAACACAGTTTAGATTTGTCCAAGCCGGAGTAGATGAGCCAGTAGGAATATATGGCTTTAGTACTTATGTTTTGCCCAAAAAGCCAAAGTAATGATAATCTAAAGCTATGGAAGGAATAAAACCATCTCTTTAATCTCATTCACACCCCTAGCAGACGGAGTAACTGGAGTCAACGCTGCCGCTACTAACACCCCTCTCTCTACGATTTATAACGACTACAACGGTAATATAACTAACGCCAATATAGCTACAAACGCAGCTATAGCTGGTTCTAAAATCAATATTGCTAGTTTGGCTAACCCCTATAAGTTTAGTGTTTATAGGAATGCAGCCCTTAATACAGGAAATAGTGCATTAGCTGTTATAACTTTTGATACTAAAGTTTTCGATACAGGTACTAACATCGATGTAGTCACGAATAAGGGTCGATTTACTGCACCCATAGCAGGTTTTTACTTCTTCACTGCTCAGTTCTCAGCCACTTATACTACTAACGATGTGGCTTTTATGAGTTTACTTAAAAACGGCACCGAGATAGAAAGACTGGACCGTTTTACTGCATCGTCAGGTAACATATTTGGGATGAAAGGCTCTTTCCTGCTACAGCTTGCAGCTAATGATTATGTAGAGGTGGCAAGTGAAGTTATTGGTGCCGCAAGAGCCATGGAAGTCGGAGCTGTACCTGCTCATCCAACATTCACAGGCTTCCTAGTGAGCGCCACTTAAATGTCTTTAATCACAAATACTGACATCGCCCCCAATGCTGGGATTCTAGGAACACAGATAGCCGATAAAACTCTCCAACTTCGTAACCTGAGTGATGATGTCTTTGGTATCGTAGACTCCCTTAACCTTACTAGTACATCCTATACTACAGGTACAAGTCCCGTAGGAGGAGTAGCTTTAGATGTTCATAATTTCTCTGTGGCTCATAACCTAGATTTTATCCCAGCGGCTGTCGGATACATATTAAGCGATGACGGAACCTCTTACTACGAACTACCTAGAACACTGTGGGGGATAGATGGCGCAGGAGTGAAGTATGTCCAAGTAGTTTTACAACTTTACGCAAACACTACTAACATAACTTTACAAGTATCGACTTTTTTAAGCGGTATAGGTTCTGGAGGATCGGTGAGTGCTAATAATCCAGCCTTCCCTTTGAAGATTTACCTATTACAAGAAAGTGCCGCCCAATGAAATTAATGATTGCTAACGATGGTGTGGTTGGCTCGGTCGATAATGGAATAAGCCATTACATAGGCGAGCCTATGGATTACGAGTTAATAGACTGCCCGCCAGAGATTGAGAAAAGACTCCAAGATAACAAAGATCCCCTACAATTTAACTACCTAAAATATAAAGACGGAGAAGTCACTATTGACATTCCGCCCCAAGACCCAAAGGTTGATATTATAGCAATTGGATAACCCTAGTGTTATGATTTAATCATAATGAATCCTACTAGAGCCGATATAGCCAAACTCCTCCAAGACATCGCCCCTCCCGGTGAAAAACAAGACGAAAAGATAGAGGCTGTAAAGGCGTTAGGGATCAAGAACAAACAAAATATAGGTGTCCACGAGATACTAGAGAGTTTTCTTGAATTCTGATGCAACCAGTAGCACCTAATAACAATCCTGCCCCTACGACCGATTTTAATACAGCTTATGGGGAATTAGGGAACGTCTACGACCCCCAAGCCGCACAGGTTAATACAGCTTTAGCCGCAATACCCGGACAACAACAAGCCGCTATGTCCTCTTTAGATCAAGCTAAGGTAAATGCTTTTAAGACTATAGGCACAACCGCCAACTCAAGGGGTATATTCTTTAGTGGTTACCAGCCAGACCAACAAAACACTTATACGACTACTAAGTATGATCCTGCTGTCACAGACTTGAATAATAAGACTACAGCCCAGACACAGAGCCTCCAGCAGAAACTAACAGATATTAGTCAGGCTAGGTCAAATGCCGCTCAGAGTCTAGTCAACGATACTCAAACAGCCCAAGCCACCGCCGCCAGACAAGCCGCCAGTGATGCTAAATCGAATGCCGCTTTAGCTTTAGCCGCTTCTAAATCCTCTAACCCATTAAACTTCAGCCAAGATGATGTTGCTCGGGAATTAAGGGTGGGACTAGGTGCTGTAGCAGGTGGAGATGGTCACGTAGCTCCTGCTCAGTTAGCTAAAGCTTACCTAGTATGGAAACAATCTGGATTGGCTGATAATGCTTTCTGGAGTAACTTCCAGGGACTATGGAATCCGAACGAGGGCGACTACCAACAGTTATTCAACTACTACAAGAGCAACCCCGATAAAATACCTACATAATGGCTAATGTATTTAATATAGGCAAAGTATCAGACATATCTGGTCTTTTTAGCGCTGGACAACAAGGACAATTACCACCAGGCTATGGCAAAACCTTTGCACTACCTACTCAACCAGCCAATGATTTACCGACCCTAAAACTCCAGTTAAGCGCTGGAAAGATAAACAGACAACAATTCATTACCAAGATGGCGTCTTTTAACCCTGCCCCTCTAGGGAAATATAACATTAAGAATGTAGCAGGGGCGTTTGGGAGTGCCGCAGTCGCCTTACCTAAGAACCTAGCCGTTGGTACAGCTAAAAGTGCCGCCCAAGGAATAGTAGGAACGTCTAACTTTGCCTATAACAAAGGTGTGGCTCCAGTTCTTAACTTACCCAGAAATAATACTTTCCAAAAAGCTACTGCAAGTACGCCATTAGGTAGAAAGATTGGAAACTTTGCTGGGACTCCTAATACCAGACAGACTATCGCAGGACTAGCCTCTACAGCCTTATTAGCCGCTGGAGGAGAAGCCGCCACTGCTAAAGCCGCTGTCGCTAAGAACACCCTAATTGGTGGAGCGTTTGGAGCCGCTGGCGCTGAATCAGGAGCCAAAGCCCCCTCTAGAAAAGAACTTGCTAAAAGTATCGCTACCGGTGCAGTTTTAGGTGGTGGTGGTACTGCCCTTGGTAAAGCCCTAGCCCGCACCCAAGCCCAACGTGCCGCCGGTATAAATGTACCTAAGAGTGCTTTAGATAACCATATAGTAGAAGAACCAAAGGCTTCATCTTTAAAGATTAATAACCCTGATGGCGCAAAGATTGGTAAAACTACAGCCATTGCTGATACCACTAAGGGAATAGTTGACCAACAGACTGGTAAAGCCACTGTAGCCCTTCACCTACCATCAGCTAATGGAGCACCTGGACACTATGCTGAATTAACGCCTGCACAGGCCCTACACTTCGCTGATGAAAAAGGCAACCTAAAACCAGACTTCACCTCTGGAGGACAACTCGGCAGAGACAATATCCATGTTTCTGACCTACCTAAACTACAAGCTTCTGGTGCAACCAAGATTAGCATTAAAGAGTTGGCTGATAAATCGCCTCCGCTGAAAGAAGCCTTACAGAAGTTCGATAATGCCCCAAAAACCGATGTCGCACAATCTGGTAGTGCCCTAAGAACCAAAGCCCAGGCTGTAGAGCAAGGCATGAAAGCTGACGAACAAGCAGGTGCAACCTATAGTACGGTCAGTCATAAGGTGGAAGCAGAGAAAGCAGTTAAGTTATTGCAAGAAGACCCAGAAAAGGCTAAGGCTATAGCGATGGGTGCAAGAGGAGATAATGCTTCACACGAAGCGGCTGTTTACCATGCTGTAAAGAATCAAGCCCTTGAGACAGCTAAAAAGACAGGTGATTACAGCGAAGTTATGGACCTTGCTAACTCAACCCGACACACTGCTGTATCTGAAGCCGCCCAAAAGCTAGGAGCTGAAGGGTATAACACAGACGTTGCTGACCCTGTAGCAAGAATCAAAGAAGTCCAAGACGTTAGAAGAAAAGTGGCTGGTGTTAAAGTCGCTAGCGTAACTAAAGATATTCAGAAAGAAGTTAAATCCAGGAGTACTGTATCACGCCAAGATTGGCATAGTTTCGTCCAAGATTTGAGGTGTAAATGAGTTTTTGTCTATTACCAGAAGCTGAGAATCGGTTTACCCAAGGACTTAAGGATGGGACTATCGACCCTTATAAACTTAACCAGATGAGTTCTGATGAACGCCGAGCTATATTTGAAAAGGTCGTAGGTGAAAAGAACGCCGCCAAAGAAGTAAACGCCCAATTCGAGGGTAAAATGTTATTAAAGAACCAAAAGTACGCCTATACTAGCTGGGCCAAGAAACTGACTGGAATCACTCCAGCCATGCGTACCGACCTAGCATCCAAGATAAACAAACTCGACCACGTACTAGACCCGACAGAAGAAAAAGCCTTCCTATCCGATTTAGCCGAAAAGAAGTTAGGCATTGGAGTAACCTCGGAGGAAGCTAAAAAGATAGCCGACCTATCTGGTAAAGTCCAAGACGCCAGAACTAGCGGATTAAGTACTCCCGAACAGGCTCTTAAAAAGGGTTTTACACCGTCAGCTAAGGACGTTGCTCATGGTTACGCCCAGTACGATCTACAGAAGTATGTAAGTGATCTAAAGAACGGGGCGACTAAGTTTAAAGCTTCTGACCTTAAGTCCCCTGTAGGTGTAGGACAAGCGGTCGCATCCTTGCCTAGACGAGTAGCAGACGTATCTAAATCTCTAGGTGCTTCTTTAGATGATAGTTTCGCTTTACGGCAGGGGCTAAAGACCCTCATAACACACCCTGTCCAATGGCAGAAGGAGTTTAGAGGCAGTTTTGTTAATATCGCCAAAGGTTTTAAGAATGCTGAGGAAGCTCAAAGACACTTCAAAGCTAATATAATGGCTGACCCTCTATATCATCAGGCGGTCAAAGATGGTGTGGCTTTAACCAAGTCTGAGGACGTATTCCCTACTTCCCTTCCAGGTAAGATTCCAGTAGCAGGTCGATTTTTTAACGCCTCAGAAGTCGCCTACGAAGCTTATGCTGAGAATCTACGCCTCGCCCTTTATAAACAGTACATGCGACAAGCTGAAGGTAAAGGACTAGATACTTCTGGGACGTTCGGTAAGAACGTAGCTAAGATGGTCAACTCCCTTACAGGCAGGGGTGGTCTTGGCAAGTTAGAACCAGTCTCCGGCCCAATCAATCTAGCCTTTTACTCGCTGAGATTCTTAAAGTCTAACGTGGACACTCTGCTTCTACACCCGTTAGGAGCTGGGGTTGGCGGAACAGCCGACCTACTAGCGAGAAAAGAAGGTGCTAAAGGTGTTAGTTTCGCCCAAAAAGCAGCCGCTAAGAACCTAGTAAAGATTATCGGTGGTATAAGTGCCATCCTTGCGACTGCCAACGCTCTTAAACCTGGAAGTGTTACATACGACCCTAGAAGCTCGGACTTTGGAAAGATTAAGATAGGCGATACTAGATTTGAAGTTACAGGAGGCTTAGATTCACTCGTTACCCTAGCCGCCCGCATAGCCTCCAAATCATCTACCAGTAGCACTACAGGTGCTGTTTCTAAGTTAAACACCGGAGAATACGGCGCACCGACGTCCTTCGATGTAGCCACAAACTTTCTGAGTAATAAATCCTCTCCTGTAGGTGGGGTTATACTAGACGAACTTAAAGGTAAGAACCCACAAGGTCAAAAAACCACGACTAGGGGTGAGTTGGGTAAACTTGTCACCCCACTTAACATTAATAACTACACAGAACTTAAAAATGATAAAAATTCAGCTAATGTTTTGGCTTCAGTTATCTCAGATACGCTAGGTATTTCAACCAACACCTACGGCAAGTCCACCACCCAATGGGACCCTAGCAGTTCTAAAACACTCTCAGCCTTTAATCAGAAGGTAGGGGCATCAACATTTAAACAGGCTAATAGTGACTACAATACTCGCCTAGATCAGTTTATGCAGAAACTAACCTCTAGCCCTGTATATAAAGCCCTGCCAGACGACCAGAAGAAAGCTGTCGTAACCTCGGGTAAGACTAAATTACAAGCCGAGACGCTAAAAAGTTACGGTTTTAAAGCTCCTAAAAGCAGTACAAGCTATAGCAAACAAAAGAAAAGCCTACTTAATCTCGCTCAATAGGAAGAAAATAACACCAAGTTGGACTGCGACTACTACTCCCAAAAACCCTAGGGCCTTATCCTTTTGTTCGACAGTCCAATCACGCCATTCGTCATCTCTAGTTTTCATGTTGTTAACCCTACCATGACACACCTAATATGTCAAGAGTGTTTGGCTATTTCCTTGGTGGCGACGGTGTTAAAATAAGCGGCCGGATTGCGTATATTCTTACGTTCTAAGACGTCAGCCTTTAAATGACTGAGGCTCTCATTGGCATTGGTTTTTAATTTATATTTATCATTGGCAATGATGTTGTTTATTTGTTCCATGGGGCTTGACCTTTCAGCCCTCGTTCGGTAAGCTTTAGGTAGCTTTAATACCACCCTCGGCTTACTCCCGAGGGATTTCTTTTACTTAGTGATGGCCGGTTGTACACCCGACAGCAGTTTGGAGCTTTAATACCAAAATGCTTACATACATATTAATACTGTTCCGTGCTAAAATCAAACCATAAGCGGAGAGTATTATGAAACTGAAAACCACCACCCTACAACCCACCAAACCAGGCCAGAAGAAAATCACCTTTAAAAAAGGCGGTTTGCACGAGTCTTTAGGTCTACCACAAGGTTCTAAAATCCCTGCTGTAGCGATGGCACGGGCTAAAGCCGGACATTACGGTGCAAAAGCTAAAAAACAGGCGATGTTCGCCAAGAATGTGCTCACAGGCAAAAAATGACCATCACCGCCCAGTCAGTACAGAATATCTTTATAGTCTCTACGGCTGTGGGTGGGGCGTTACTTTACTTCCGCACCCGTATACCCCAACAAAACGTCACACAACTTACCGCCCTTACAGCTACTTATGAAAAAAGAATTACAGCCCTAGAAGAAGAGATTAAGGGATATCATAAGACAAGTATAGAAAACGCCAAAGCCCTCGCAGACCTACAAGGACAAATTAAAGTCTACAAAGAACTCCCCTTAAGAGAACTCGCAGACGGGATTAAGACGGTGGCCGATAGTAACGATGAAATACTACAAACCCTAAAGAAATCTGCCCTAGTTCTTGATGCTGAAAAGGGTGATGGTGGATTATTAGTCAAAACTAAGAGTGGTAAACCACTTGGCGTAGAAATTAAGGAGTCAACATGATTAAAGGGTTCGATAAAGTTCACTAATAGAAAGGTTTTATCATGCTTTTAGTAGGACTTTCATGGCTCACGTTCTGGTTACTGATCGACGTTTTCACAGTAGAAATAACTAAGGCCGCCCTCGTAACAGCTATCATCTTTTTGGTGTTGGGTTTGTTGTTAGATGATGGCCCTAACCTAAAACTAAGACGCCCATAATGATAGGCGTTGGCGGAATCATACTAATTCTAATCGTTCTATATCTACTATTCGGTAGGTAAACTAGAAGGGAGATAATATTTTGGCAGACTTTACACAAGGACTAGACGTCTCACAGTATCAGGGAGATATCGACTGGAACGCTGTTAAAGCGGCTGGTTATGAGATAGCTGTTCTGAAAGTTTCAGGTAGTGATGCCGGAGACTATGTAGACAGTAAAGCTGGCATAAATTACTCAGGCGCTCGTAACGCCGGTCTAGCCTTTGGTACATATCACTTTGCGGGGGGCGGTGACGCTAACCACGAAGCTGAATACTTTGTAAATGTCTGCTCTCCCCTAGACGAAAACCAGGTATTAGTCCTAGACTGGGAAATCCAACATCCCGACCCGGTGGGTTGGGTAAACACCTTCACTAACAGAGTGAAACAACTAACCGGTATCTGGCCGATTGTTTATATGAACGGCTCAACCCGTAACGCTTACAACTGGGATGCAGTGGCGGCTAACTGTGGTTTTTGGATAGCTTGGTACGGTCAGAGCCCCGAGAATCCCCTACCTGTAAATGGAAACTACATCGCCCATCAATATACTTCTGGTGGTTCGGTACCTGGTATAGCTGGACGAGTAGACTTAGATGCTTGGTTTATAGACGTAGCTACGTTTAATAAATACGGCTATCACTCAGCCCCTGCACCGCATCCTACGCCTACACCAGTTCCAACGCCTACTCCAACTCCTGACCCAGTTCCAACACCAGATCCTACGCCTGTTCCCATACCAACTCCCGACCCTACTCCACCTCCAGTAGTAGTTCCGCCAGACCCAACCCCTACTCCGACACCGCCTAACTCTAAAAACCTCATACTAGCTGTTTTATCCGCTATCGGAGCCTTAATCGCAGGATTTCTAGTATGGCTTCACTCAAATTAGGTAAAACCCCAGCCCGACCTGGTGCGGTTAAATTCAAACTAACTGACTACCTGGCTCTACCTAAACCCCCTGCGAAGTACGGGCACTACTCTTTAATACCTAGTTGGGGAATGTTAGGCAACGATCAGTATGGAGATTGTGTGTGGGCGGGAGCTGGACACGAGGTCATGTTGTGGAACAAAGAAGCCAATCGTGCGGTTCTATTTACAGACCAAGACGTTTTATCAGATTACTCCGCTGTTACTGGATTTAATCCTAACGACCCCAACTCAGATCAGGGAACGGATATGACAGTGGCGGCCTCCTATCGTAGAAAGACTGGAGTTACTGCCCACGGTCTGCGCCACAAAGTTCTAGCTTATCTCGCTCTACCAGTCGGAGATACCACCCAACTCAAACAAGCTGTTTATCTATTTGGGGCTGTCGGAGTAGGGATTCAGTTCCCAGCCTCGGCCATGACCCAGTTCAACAACGGTAAACCGTGGTCTGTTACCAGTTCTGCCATAGAAGGCGGACACTATATCCCATGTGTCGGGTATGACTCTAAATACTTTTATGTTGTGACGTGGGGTAAAGTTCAAAAGTGTACCTACGGGTTCATTAAAAAGTACATGGATGAGGCTATTGCTTATTTGTCTGCCGAGATGTTAACTAATAATAAATCATTAGAGGGATTTGACTTAACCGCCCTACAAGGAGATTTACAATCACTATGACCAACAAAAATAAGAAATACAGAGATAGACACGCCGACGAACGCCTAATCGTGTATTATTTGCGTAGACACAAAGCTAACCTACAAAGAATCTTAGGAAAGGTACAATGAATTACAACGCACTCGTAGTACGAGCCGCTAAGACCTTTTTACAGGCCTTTCTAGCCTCGTTAAGCTTCGGAATAGCCGCAACCAGCGCAACTACTGGTTATTCGGCTTACAGAGCCTTAATTGTGGCCGCAATTGCCGCTGGTGTCTCAGCTGTGATGAACTTATTCTTGAATCCACAGACAAAGTAATGGGCGAGAAAGCGCCAAAAGAGGCCAAGCCCAACCGTGTCTTTAGAGGTGCTGTAATACGTGCCGCTATCCAAGAAGCATTAGAATACGGACAAGGGCTGTTCAGACCGCTAGATCCCACCAGATATGTCTCAGGCGATTGGGATGAGATTGGGGTGGGAGCGATGATGCCAGAGGACTTAGATGGGAATAGAGAATAGTAACTGGTCGGTCGGTAACTTAGAGAATCAACTCCACATGCATATGGTGGCTGTGGGATTTATACTAGATCAATTATTAACACGCCACGGGATAAAGTACGTGGTGACCGTAGAAGAAGTTGATAAAGCCAATCCTAACCAACTCGTATTAGAAGAGACTAGAACAGAATAAAGTTTGGGAACTCAGCCGTGGTGGTGGTGCGTTCATCTGTGGTAAAGGGTCCGTTAGCCCCGTTCATCTCCCAAACAACAAAAGAACCATCGGGGTTTAAACTCTCTACCAAAGCTACATGACCTAGATAACTATCTCCTGATGTCTGGGCAATACTTCCAACTGTAGGGGTGTTTGTAACTTCAATACCTTGTGCCTGAGCGTTAACCGCCCATTCATTAGCATTACCTGACCACGTTATGGGCAGTCTGGAGGCTATACCCCACGTACATTGGCCTGGAACAAATGAATTGGGCAGATTATCGCTAAGTGCATATAAAATCGTCTGGGCGGTCTCTACGTTGCTTATAACGGGCATTGTAAGTTGCGGAAGGGGTTGTATTTGGGCGGGGATTGTTCTGGGGTCGGCGTAAGTTATCTTGTTGGTGGCGGGGAAGAACGATAGTAGGACGGAGATGTATAAAAGAACAACCGCCCCTACGATAAAGAGGCGATTGCTTTGCTGGATAGTGCGAACTCCTACCAGCTTGGATAATAACTGCTTATAAAAGGGTTTGGCAATACCAAAGTCTACAGTATAGGGGCGTCCCCTCCCAATCTTGGGTGAACGTAGTTGGCTTAATTGTATTATCTGATGTTTCAAATCGGTGGTAAAAGGTCAGGACAATCCTACTTACAAGGATTAACTTTACCACAGGCATTAGTTGGGCGGTCAAGGACTTGATTTTCTAAACATTAAGGGATACAGTAGTAATAACTGAAATGGTGAGCTAAAACCAAAGTAGGTTGTCGAGTTGCAAATCGGCTAAACATCAAGCCAACGAAAAACCCCCCGTGTTAGCGGAGGGCTGGTGAGCTAATATCTAGCTTAAGCCAGCGAACTAGGAATGTCAAGTGCAACCAGTATCAAATATCCTACCAATTGGACCAATAGGAAATAAAAATTTAAACCCAATTGGTCCAATTGGAGAGACCGAGCCCCGGGCTTCAAGACGAGCTGTAGACCATCTCCTTTATGAGTACCGTGAGCTTATCGAGCCACAATACGTTAAGTGGTTCGCCAAGCGTTTTTATGTGTTGCCGTACGATACTATTCATCGGGCGGCCAGCGAAGCCAAGCAAGACGGTAATAATCCTAAGCGTTTGTTCTCGTTCATAATAAATAAACACTACAATGCCAAAAGTACCGGTTTACAACCTAACTAAGAAGCCCGCTAAATCACCCCGCCCACTTAATAACATAGAAGCCACTGCTAAAGCGTGGGGAATATCGAATGGCGAGATGTACCAAATCTGGGGCTGGCTAGAGGACAAAGTACCCGAGTACCGGCGTTGGCGAGCCTTGCGGAGTATCCTACAAAAACACCATAACCGTCAACGTAAACGCCCTAAACAGCAAAAACTTTTATAACTTATTAAATAATTCTTCAGCTTGCTTCTTAGTCAGCTTCTTCCAGAACCCGCTACCCATCGGGCTACGGTTCCACGCCCTCAGGGTTAGACCGTCAAAGTCATCACCTAGTTGGGCTTTTTTATAATCTTCGTACTCGCCAATATGTTTATCCCAATACCTATGACAGCCATAACAAAGGGCTATACAGTTATCCGGGTCAAACCTAGTCCCCCACTTACCACGGGAATAGAAGTGGGAACAATGCAGGGCTTTGGTAGGCGGGGCGTACGCTGTACCACACCTTTTACATTGCCAACCATCCCGCCCCCTAATGTAATTACTAAAGGCTTGGTCAGCTGGGAATAGCTTGGTCGCCACCCTCGCCTCGCTTTTTGCCACCCCTACCGCCCCTACTAGATATCTCTAGGTGCTTTGCTTTATCCATAGCTTTAAATCCAGGCGTCTTGACTAAACTGCGACGACGTCGCATTTCTGCCTTATAACCTTCTTCACCACCGTATTTGAGGATTTGGGTATCCTGTGCTTTATTGGTCATGTTTATAGCTTAACACTCAAAAGGGTATATCGTCCATGTTTACAGGTTCGTCCGGGACTTCCGCCACCTCGTCAACCCTAGCAGGATTATCTGGCACAACTAGTGGTGATACGAACTCTAGTATCTTCTGGGTATCAGCGTAGATCAGCTCTAATAGTTTGGTAGTATCGCTGGTGACACTGACTGGGCCGTTAGCCGCCCCAACACTGGTGTCACCACTACTCTCAACCTTAACCTTACGCAGACGTAGGTAGTCTGTACCTTTGGCAGAGGTTTTATTAAGCGACTCTTCAAACTCAATCACCGCCCCATCACCTACTGTTCCTGACATTAGGTTGAACATTACCGGCTTATCCGAGTCGTGTGTCTCGCTCCAGAACGTCTGTCCGTACTTTTCGTCCCTGTCGCCCATCGGCTTAGGGTTAATTAACTTATATTGTGGCATCTATGCTCTCCTTTAACTTATATTGCACTGTCTTACCGACTCTACGGTCTAATTTACCCTCATTGGCGAGTTCCCTTGATCTCCGCCCCACTGTAGACGCTGTTGTATACCAAGCAGGAGCTTCAGCCTCTAAGCGGTAGATCGGCGTCCAGTCCCGCCCCCTCATAAACCCGAGGATTTTATGCTTGGTGGTTTGCTTATATGGATTTGCCATGCTTATCCTTTGCTAGATCAAGCGAACAACATCCAGCGTCCGTCCTGTAGTCGCACCACTGAAACACCGGCCCCCAAAGTGGCGATGACTCATCACACAAACACTCCGGCGGTTCTTGTGCCTCCCACGCTTCGTTAAGCAGGGTTAGCCTGCGTTTTACCCACTCAATGTACTTCGGCTCGACTTTCGTCTGATATACGCACAGCAAGCCTGAGAGTGAGGCGTAAACAAAGTCTATGTTCTCAACAGTTTCGCCCAGAAGCAGAGCATAGGCGTGGTTTTGTAGGACGTGGTGAATGTAAGGCTCGGGCATAGGTTCATAGACGGGGCGGTTCCACTTGTTCTTTTCGCCCGAATCCTGCTTAAGGGTTGTCTCGCTGGTCAGCGGGCCTTTATAGAACGCCCAATCACTAACTGACTTGACTTCTATTAGAGTCTTACCGTCTTTAGACAGGTTGTCGTACTCGCCCGTTAAACTCCACTTGTCGGAGGTCAGCCGGACGTTAGCCGAGGTCTCGCCCCAAACCTTATCTATATGCGGTCTTAACTGTTCTTCCAGCTTATGCCCCGCCCCCCACCTAATTACTTTAGCTCCTGAAGGCTTTGTAAGCCCCGCCACGCCCAGTCTATGAAAATAATGGGCACGGGGACAGATCGAGATAGACGAGGCGTGCCACAGCTTGTAAACACGTTCTTCGTTCTCCTCCGCAATAGATTGATACAGCTTAACGCTTAAATCTTTAGATAAAGACATCAAACTCCTTATCCGGCCACAAACCACCCAATACTAGACCAACTACTACAGCAAGGTAGTAAATCATTTCTTTTCCTTTGGAGGGGCGGATTTTTTCTTTACATGGTAGTCAGACTGACTAACTACTTCGAGTCCAAGATAATCTAACAGAGCAACCAATTTCTTTGAACAGTTACAACTACTGTTGAGCTCCACAAATCTTTGGAAACTTGTCTCGGATAACTCTAAGAATGGGTACTCAAACTTTTCTTCCAACGCCTCGATTCTGCTTTCTTTACTCATTCCGCCACATCCCCTAGCTTTTCTACTGGGTCTACATAAGTAGGGGCGTATTCCGCCAACCACTCAGCTTCACTCATCTGCCCCTCGTCTACCAACTCCAAAGCATCTAAGGCTTCTTCCGATAATGATTGTTTTGTTCTGCTCATATGTAATGCCTTTCAAATCTCCTACCTAAGAGGTTAGCACAGTTACGGTTGAGTGTCAAGCTTGCCCCTACTTTGGGCGCGGCGAACATGGGCTTTCACACGGTTATGCTTAGCATCAAACCAAGTTTCACATTCGCCGCCAATATAAATCGAAGCTTCTAAACCATCATCTAATAAAACCGCCACTACACAGTAATCATCGAAGTATTGGGTCTGGTGCTTGAGCACACGGATTATTTTCGCCACTTTATCAGCTCCTATATTTAATTAGTGGGCGGATTTTTAGGTTTGTATTTAATTAAAGTTATTTCTTTCTTGGCTTGATTCACCCCAACATACTCAACCTCGTAATTAGGGATGTGGCGGCCAAGTAAACGCTTTAATTCGGGTAAAATCCAGTCTGTGTCGCTCATAAAACCTCCTTACATTTATTTAATTGGCGGATATATCATATGCACCGGCCATTACATATCATTCTTATCTGTTAATTGCTAAATAATATGTATCAATTTGCATATGACGGATGTATTTAGAGAGACAGATTGCCGGGCGGTAGACTATTGATTCCAACTCTTAGAACGTCTTCTATTTCCCTACCGCCCAGCGAACTATCTCTCTTTTAGGTGCAGATTTGGATGGGCGAGGATTTCCCTTAGTCACCTCGCATGGCCGTCGCAGTGCGTCCCCGGTGTTACCACTAAGGGCGTCCCGTAGGACGTAGAAACCGCACTCGCATACTTTTGTACCATGAACCACTTGCCTCAAGGCTTAAGGCGGTACAGGACTTTTGGCGCCACCATCCAGAACTACACCTAATATGTTAATGAACTTGGAGCACTTCAAAGATTTTCTTTAGAGTGCTCTGGTAGCGGCAGAAGCGTCTATTTAATTTGTTGTTCCTCCCCCGACTTAGGGAATCTTCTGCGCTAATGACCAGTTAGAGGCTGGATTTCGCATGTTCTGAGCTAGCAAAATCTAATCAGCCTCAGTTCTAGGCGTTAGTTATAGGCTTCTCCAACATTACCTTCCAGATTTCATCATCAGTCATATTTACTCCTTTGCTTTTAACTCTTTGATTCGGTCTTCAACACGCTTCTCGCTAACGTATACGAAGTTTTTACCTAACGAATCTGTTTTGATTACATATCCACTCGGGGGTAATACTAAATTTTCCAACTCGCTTACAACGGCTCTGATTATTAGTTGCTGGATTTTAGCTTTTGCCTCGGATTGAGCCTTTAGGTAGTATGGCAAGGTAGCATGGTCGCCCGGCTTGATTACGCTATCTATGAAGTCATCCAGCTCCTGTGAGGTAGGCTGTTTATTGTCTGGGGCGGTCATATCTAAATCCTAAAAATATTACGTTTATCGTTAATGTAAAGCCCCAAAAAACCAAGTCGCTAACATCACCCCACACTCGACTACCTATAAACATGAACGTCAGAAACAAAAGCCAGAATATATCAAACTTGCTCATCCCTTTAACCTTTGCTGATATTGCTTAATGTGTTCTTCAATGAAATCAATCTCACGAGTCCACTCTCTTGAATCGGTTGATAGTGTATGTGCGATTCTATCGACTTTGAGTTGAGTGAGTGC